GCATCGCTTGTTCTTCCTGTACCTCTTGCATACTGCGTACAAGATTCAGTACATCAATACCTTGTGATGCAGCTAGTCGTTTGATCACCTCATCTGTATTGATGAAGTTTGCAATTGCTTCTGGTCCCAATGTCTGAGCAAGAATAGTAAGGAACTGTCCCAAACTTTCCCTGTCTTGACCACGGCCAAGTGCATTGATACCAGCAACGATCGTTGGTTTCACGATGTCCTTAGGAATCTTAGGGATTTCACCTTTCCTTTGTGCATCAGCTAGCTTCCTGTTCAAATAAGGTACAAGGAAGTCAACAGTTAGTAGGCTAAATAATCCTCCAAGCTGTTGTTCTAGCTCCATTTGTGTCATCCGCACCTCTTCGGCTGTGGTGCGTTCTGACTGTCGGATATTCATAATCAGGAATGCATCGCTAATGCGACGTTCCAAACTATTTGCCATCTCAAATGCAGTGGCAAAGTCAGCTGTCTTGCCAACTTGGATCACCCCAATGTCATCAGGTCTTCCCTGAATGATTGCACCGTTGCCTGCAGCGGCCAGTGTGGAGGGCTTAGTTGTACTTGAAGGCGATACTGTAAATACTACTTTTGCAGCTGCTGCAGAGCCTTCTACTAGCGCCTGAGAGAGTCCTTCTAATGACTTCAAGTCACCAATGAATTGACCTACTCTTCCACGTCCGTATGATTCACCGTCAACTGTATTAAACCTGAGTGGAATCCAAGGATTAATATCTATTGGTGCCTTACCTTGTGATCCTTTTACAAGTTTGTCATTCACCTCTTGGTGCCATACAAACCTATTGTTATCTCTTTTGATATGGGTGTAGACATCAACGTTGTCGTCATGCCCACCGTCATCTTCTACGGTGTTAGGTTCTAGTACCTCTTTGGGTACTTGTGTTTCAATAAGTTGTTTGGAGATTCGTTCCTTAGTAACTATTTCAATCACTTGACCATTCCCATCCCGATCCACTACGAAGCGGTTCAGAGGATATACCTTAAGGCCATGCTTACTCATAAAGACAAGAGCGTTGCCAGCAACAACCAAATGAAGCAGTGCTTGGTGTACTGCTACTCGGTCATCTGAGGCCGAGATAGATTCCAGAATGATTCGCTCTACTTTTGCAAAAGATAGATCAAGTTCTGATTTCATCTGAGGTGGGAAATCCTCACCTAACTGGCTCTCGTCTAGTTGTAGTTTAAAGAAGCTTGTTTGTACAGGAAGTAATCCCAACATCAATTTACTTGCCAATGTCACACAGGCTTTTGCGCCTACTGATTGGTAAGGTGTTTTTAAATGTTTCATTCCTGCCATGCTTTCTTCATGACCACGGATTAAGTATGGCAAGGTAAGCTCTGATGCTTGCCTAGCTTCATCTAAGAATTGAGAACGATCGCTTGCTAAATAGTCGTACCTAGTGCGTGCATTCATTTATTTAAATGTTTAATGAGTTGTCTTTAATACCTTTGATTCTCAAACCTGTTCTGCCGAATGTTCCTTTCATTCCTTGTCGTGTTAATGCTGCAGCCTGTTGTGAATAACCACTTGTCTTAACACCAACTGATGGTAGAGCTTTATTGCTCATTGTTTCATTCAGCGAATTCCTCAAAGACGACATATTTTTGTCGTATTTTTCTGTCTGTGCAGCCATGCTCTGGTCAAAACTTTTCTGCTGATTGCCAAACAATGTATTGAAATTGCTTTGCTGATCTGCCAATGACTTTGCGTAGGAATCTTGATTTTGTTTTAGTGTATTTTGCAAGCCAGCTAATGACTTGCCTAGTTTAGCAATTTGCGCATCGTATGCGGAAGTGTCAAATGTCACTGGCTTACTTGTTGTAGGTAAATTTTTTGGTTGGGTTCTTTTGCTTCGTGCTGGTGCCTTCGGTGCAGCAGCCCTAGGAGCAGCTGGTCTATAGTTATTTACATAATCAAAAAGTTGGCGTACATCATTCTGTGAATTGATGTTGATGCCTAACTTGTCACCAATACCACGCCAGCCTGTGTGGTTCTTATAATAACCAGCATTAAATACTTGCTTTGTGCTGCTAGGTCCACGGCCATACTTACCTTGCCGTCCTTGTATTGTTGCTGTCTTGGTTCTAAAGCCAGCGTAGATATCATTCCTTAGCGAGTCTAAGGTTTTACCACCAAGGTTATTAGGATTAAATGCACCCCATGAATTAGCCATTAGTTCTCCTCCATATATTGAATGATCCACTCAACAACACTGCGTTGACCAGACCTGTACATAATCTTTTCCATACTATCCTCAGGGGTAGGGTTTGTTGGTGGGAATGTTTCTTCTAATTGTTTTACTAAGCCACGGGATTGCATCCCTAAAGTCTCAAGCGTACTGGGGTAAATTTCTTGCATCATGTTCAAAGAAGGCAGGCATACGTGCTGACTTGGTAAAAGAAAGCTCAGGAGCTTTGCCTTCATACATCAATCGGTCGCTTGAATCCAGCCAAAATTTTCTGTCTAAATATTTATCGGCATTGCTACCTAGTGGTTGCATCACCCAATTGATAGTTGCCTTGCGGAGTTTATCAAGAGAAGGACTGACAGTAAGCCCCAGCTCCCGACAAACAATGCTATTGGCAGCAACGTGAATTTGTTCATCTCTGCTAATATCTGCGCTTACTGTCCGCATTCCAGCGTCACCATTAGCGCGGAAGAATGGTAGAAGAACGAAGAAGATTGCACGCTCGGCAACCATCGCTTTGAGGACCGTATGATCCGGATGCGAAGTCCAAGCTTCCCTGAGCCGGAGAGCTTCCGATTCAGCTTTCTGATTAACCCCGTAAGCATTGGCAATGTAACTAAGTGCCAAGTCGTGGTTTTCTTCGTCTTTGACATTGGATTCCAATAGCTCCCGCGATAATGCTGGTACGTCGGTAGCCAATGCATCACGGATAAAATCTCCCACAGGAAGTTCCATATGTCTCAACGCAAGAGCACGGTGTACCGTTTCTTCCGCCCCTGCCTTGCATGATCCGGCAGTTGTCTGGACTGGTGTCCATTTTCTTTTTCTGTTTAGTAGTTTCTCGTAAGGGTTCATTCTTGACAGTCACATGTAAGTTCTTCATTGTTAAAAAGTTCCTCTAGATACTTATCTACATCTTCTGCATCTAGTGCAGCATATGCATCAGTCTTATCTTGAGTATCTCCCATTACTTGTAAGCTGTAATAGAGAGAGGTTTGCGGAGACCTTAGCCACTCTTCCACGAACGCATTGTCGTAGGTCACTACATCACTCCAAGAGTTGAAGCTATAACCGTGAAGAAGTCCTGTGCGATTAAGCATCGTCATGATGCCATCAGCAACTCTTTTATAATTATCCCAACCTACTTCTGATGCAATCTCTACATCTCCATAGTTATAAGTTTGTACTCCGAAAGTACCTGAGTCGCGATCAACTGTCTGCGAGATAGGTGGAGCGATTTCTGGTGTGCAAGTATTGCCATCCAAATCCACGCTTCGATAACTGCAACTGGCGGTTGGAGCAATAGCAAAGGCTCGAACCATATTAGAGTTGCGAGCGACTGCGGCTGCTTGGTTAATTCCTGAAGCAATTTGAGAGACAAGTTCATAAGCAGCTGAGTGTATTGTTTTGTTGTTTGCGTTGTATTGATCTAACGCTTCACCGAATTGCTCGTAAGTTACTCCGTACCTTCGTAGGAGATTGGCAAGTCCAAGCATTCCGAGTCCGACCTGTCGATCCGTCTCACTGGAGAGATACTCTCCTGAATCGCCAATGCCAGTTCTGCCATGTAATGCACACAGTTCCTGCATGCCTTCAAAGAAAGCCCTTGGAATGTTGTCAAATTCACAGGCACCGAGATTGACATGCTGTAAGAGGCATGTTCCTCTGCTTGGCAAGTACACCTCAAGACATACGTTGCCTCTAATTCTGTTTCCTTCATTGTCATACTTAACTTTGTTTAACCAGATGTCACCGGACTTGATTCCGTGTAGTAGTTCTTCCTTAAACGTACAATCCTGCCACCACTCTTCTGTGATGTTGATGCATCGTTTGACCCAAGGTAGTTCCGTTCTAGGAGTAGTAATAAAGTCAAGAGCATCAGGGTGATTGAGCGAAATATGTAAAACAATCGCACCGTTTTTGTAGACACCACCTCTGCGTAGTATTTCATTTAAGGTGCTATAAATTTTACCGAAACTTACAGGACCAGATGCAGTAACACCTGAAGGTCGTTGATGTCCTTTTGGATCAAGATTATCTAGATGGATAGCACAACCTGCGCCATACCTAAGGGCATGACTAGCAAACCTCCAGCTAGCTTCGATACCATTCGGTCCTTCCATCTCATTTTCAACTACAAATACTGTGCAGCTGACAGGAAGTCGTCCTGTTGGATCATCAATCCAAGACTGTACCCGGCCTGTGCGGGAGATTAAATTAGTCATTTGTCTGTTAAATCTTTTAAGTTTGGTGGTGCATAGCCTGGTCCTTTCAAGACCTTTCCATCTGCTCTGTAAATAGGTTTCCCGTCTTCTCCTAGCTTCGACATATTTGATTTATGTACTCTTCGCATAGCTTCGTCTAGATCCCATTCTTGTGAAGCAGCCATTTGGAAGCAGACATACACCAAGTCTGCTAGCTCTTTTAATTGATCACACTCATCTTCAAAATGAAATGCTTCGTGAAACTCTGACCATTCCTCATCGATCAAAGCTTTTTGAGTCTGCTTCTGATTCCCATTCGTCGTAAGATTGTAAGCTGCTCGGAATTCCTCCGCTTGATCCATTAAGGTTTGGCGAGTCGAATAAGGTGTTGTCAAGTTCGTTTTGTAAGTAGTGGATTGCTTTTTCTAAATCTGATACCTTGCTGATTTTGTATCCAGCTCGGCAGATGTACTTCACAGCACAGCCAAGATGGTAGTTAAGTTGCTGATCTCTTATGAAGTCCCAGCATTCGATGGTGCCTCGGGTGTAGTAGGCAGGTGATTGGGCCATTTTTTTACTAAGTTAGATACGGTATTAGCTAAGGCAAAGTTCTGACGTTGTAACGCCATGAATAAAGTAATGATGTCTTCCTTGTCAGCTTTTGGTAGCAAGTCTTCAAGCCTTCTAAGCTTAAATGATTGCTCCACTGTCGGCTCGATAATCGGCGGCGGGGGTCCAAGGAATGACGGTATGTTCGATTGGGTCATAGTCGTTACAGGTAAGGATCTTTGCTAGTCGTGCATTCATTAAGGCATCGTCTTCT